GAGACTGATATTTCCTATGGACGTACCTGGGCCGCATGTGTAAAAACGCAGAGAAGTACCAAACGTACCATCGCGCCGAAACAGAATCGCCGCGCCGCCGCTACTACCATCGCCAGTGCCAGCGACAAAAGTGACCCCACCCATGCTGCCGGGGAGGCCGCCATTGCCTGCGTGAATGCGGATTGAAGAGTCGTTAACCTCGCTGATGTTTGTTGGAAACCCATCGAACGGCGCACTAGATACCAAAGTAATGCGTGAAGGCGATTGGACAGTTCCACTCTTAACGGCAAAGTACCCGTTACCTCCGACCATAGCGGCTGTCACACCCGATACACGGAAGAACGTGTTTCCTGGCCCATTCAACCCCAAGTCGCCTACGCCAGTGATGGTTGGCACAGTCAACGAACCGGTCATCGTGTCGCCGGTCTTCAATACGTACGGCCCGACAGCGCCCAGCGTTGTGACCGCCTGCACGACATTCACGCCGTCGCAGTAGACAAGCATCGCCCCGCCTGCCGGCACGACAACACCCGTGCCAGCCGCCGTCTTGACGTTGAGCCCGAACCCGCCCGTGGTGTCGTTGCGGATGATGTAGGTCTTGCTGCTCGACGGCACCGTGATGTTACGCGGTGCCGTAAGCGCGCCGGTGAAGCGCACCACCGCATTGCGTGCCACGTCAGCTGCACCGTTTGCCGTGGACATCACGTAGTCTGCATCGACCAACGCTACCGAGGCCGTACCTGCGATGGCAGCCTCTTCCAGCGACGTGATGCCGTTGTTGACCGTCTGCCCCCAGGTGCCGACCAATTCGCCGTCAGCGGGCAGCGTGAGGCGCAGGAGGGGGGTGTAAGTACTGGGCATGTTGTGCTCCTCAAGGTGTAACCGGCAGCCAGGGGCTCGTCGGATTGTCGTTCACTGGCACCCAGATGCCCGACTGGCTGTCGTCCACTGGCACCCATAGGTCGGTCAGGGCTGATCCCGCATCATGCGCTGCAGCGCTCTCGATGACCAAGATGCCAGTCTCGATCGGCGCTCCCGGCACGTCGTGCGCGCCGGCCCGCTCCGTGAGGTTGAAGCGGAAGGTGCTGGCAGCCAGGGATGGTATGTCGCGCGCGCCGACGTGCTCGATCACATTCACGAGGTAGGTGCCGATGAAGCCCAGCACCTCATGCGCGCCCGCCTTCTCGACGATCGCACCGAGGAACACCGGCAGGCCGATCAGGTCGTCGTTAATCCCGACAAGCTCAAGGATGTCCACCCCGCCGAACTGGATCACACCAAGCTCGTCGTAGATACCCGCGCGCTCGGTCAGGATGAAGGTGGCAACGCCGCCGAAGGCCGGCTGCAGATCGTGCGCAGCTGCAGCCTCAACCACGGCCACCGTCATCTCGATCGTCAGGCTCGGAACGTCCTTGGCGCCAGCATGCTCGACGACAAGCGCAGGGTACTCGGGGATGGCGCTGACGGTGTCCTTGGCGGCCGCAGCCTCGACCACGGCGTCACTCCAGACGCCGCGCCCCCAGCCTGCTTGCCCCCAACCGCCTGATCCCCATGACATGATGGCTCGCTCAGATCGCGGAAAGCTCGAAGCGGTACGTGCCGTTGATGATGTCGCCCGGGGCCACGCCGCGGTCGCCCGGGGCCTGGAGATCGGATGCCGAGAACAGGATGCCGGCCACGCCGTTCTTGGCATTGTTCGAGATCAGGAACGCACCGCCGACCACACCGATGTTATCAATGTTGAACACCGCGGGCGAGGCCACGTTCGAGATGGTCGCCGGGTTCGCCGCCGTCGCTGGCGCGAACACGACAGCTGGCCGCGTGGCGTTGCTGTAGGGCGTAACCTCGACCCAGCCGGGGTGTGCATTAGCCACGTCGCCGGGCGCCGGGTTGTTCGTGGCCGCCGGCCCGTACAGGCCCAGGAACCATGCCGCGCTGTAGGCCGCGCCGAGGAAGTACTTGTCGCACATGTCCTTGAGGCCGCCGTTCACCACGAGGTTGGCTGCCTCGGTGCTCGTCCACTTGAGCCGGCCATCGCGGTCGAAGCACTCCAGGGTATAGAACCCCTTCGCGCTGACCAGCGCAGGCGCCTGGGCGCCCATCACCATCGCAGCCGCGACGAGGTCTTGAGCGTTTGACTTGTTCATCGCACTGTGTCCTTCACTTGTGGTGTGCGGTAGGTGTCCTGCCGCATCTTGCCGTCGCCCAGCTGCTTGAGCAGCGCCATCGAATCAATGAAAAGCTCTTTGTAGGTCGCCATGACATCCGCCTCTTCTTTGATGAAGCGCGCGGCCTCGACCAGCATGCCGTTCAGCAGCGTCGAGTCGAAATTCTCGCTCAGCCACGTCGTGCCAGCCGTGATGATCGACTCTGGGTAGTAGCCGAAGTGGAGCTCAACTTGGTAGGCGAGGTCCGGCGACGGCGCAACCAACAGCGTGTCGGCATCGAACTGCGCGTAGCAGCGCGGCCGGTGCAGCTGCAGCGGCGACGGGAACATCTCGCGCACGTAGTTCACGTCCACGAAATCGAGGAATTCGTACTCGCCCGTCGTCGGCTCGATCACCGCCAGCGAGTAGGCATAGAGGTAGTCCTGGGGCAGCGTCACGTACGGGCTGCCCGGCGTGATGTTGCTGGTCATGTTCTTGCGCAACGCCGGAATCTGCACGGCGTTGTAAATCTTCTGCTCGGCCTGCTGCGCGAAGCGGTCGAGGTCAGCCTGCTCGAACTCGTTGCCGATCGTGCTGACCACCCCCTCGCAAAGCTCGACGTAGTTCATGGCTTAGAACGTCCCGGTGAAGCCCAGGCCGCGCTTGGCCTTGCCGCCGCCTTTCGCCTTGCCACCGCCCGAAGGCTTGCCGTCGTCCAGCGGGTTCTTCGACGGCGGGTTCGAGCCCATCGCGGCCTTGTGCGTGGGGCCGTCTTCCGCCGGGATGCGGCCGCCCTTGGCGAAGTTCGGGAACTTGCCCTTCTTGGCCGGCTTCTCCGCCGGCGCAGCGCCGAACGGCGGAGCCTTCTTGTCGGCGAACGGGTTGGCCTTCTTTTCCCCGCCGAACGGGTTGGCCTTCTTGGCGCCCTTGCCGAACGGGGTCATTTCCTTGGGCAGCGACGAGCGTGATGTTGCCATGATGGGCTCCTATGGAATCTCGGGCGCCGTGATCGGCGGGACAGGGTTCGGCACCGGGTCGGGGTTCAGCACGCGCGAGGCGGCCATCGACGGGTCAGGCCGCGGGTTGCGCAGGGCCTGGGGATCGAACACCGGATAGACGCCCTGCCAGTTCTGCGGATGATCTTTGTCCCAGCAGGCCGGGCACACCAGCAGGTTGTTTGGCTTGCCCTGCACGTACTCTGTCTTCAGCTGCCCCAGACGATAGCGGAAGTTGCAGCGATCGCAGAAGCCGATCGCCTTCCGGCCGGACGCGTAGGGGCCGCTCATAGCGACATGATCCTCGGCACAAAGCGCACAGGGCTCTTCTCCCGGTCCTCGTCGCTCGCCAGCTGCCACGCCTCTTCGTACTGCTGCTTGAGCATGCTCACGCGCGGCAGGGCCTCGGGGAACTTCATCGACATGTGGTACGCCAGCCCGGCGATCACGGCGTTCAGGAAGCGGAAGGGGATGTCCTGCGTGTTCAGGCCGTTGCCGGCGTCCTGCAGCCGGCGCAGGCGCCCGCAGACCAGCGTGTACGGCGTGCTGTTCGGCACCGGCCACAGCACAAGCTCGGGGATGATCTGGCGGTTTACCCACATCTGGTAGGGCCGCCCCTCGCTCAGCTTGTTCGGCAGGGTGGCATACACCGCCGCGCTGATGCGGTTGAGCACCAGATCGGTCTGCTGCGTGCCCGTGCCCGTGCGGATCACCGCCGCGAACACGTCCACCGTGTCCACCGGCAGCTGGTAGATGCGCTGGCCGGGGATCAGCGCGATCGCCAGTTCTTCCAGCGTCCACAGGTTCAGGCCACGGTTCGCCAACTCGGCCAGCACGAGGTTCAGGCTGCGCCGCGCGGTGCGCACCTGATTGCCCGAACGAATCTCGACACCGCAGCGCTCGCCCGCCTCTTCGATCCAGTCGCTGAGTTCGAGGTTGAAGCCCGTGGTGCCTGAAGTCGCCATGCTTACACCATCCTGCCTTTGGTCTTCCCGCGCGTGGCGCAGCCGTCAACGCTGCCGCCGCTGGCGTACTTCTTCACGCAGCCGCCTTTCGCCATGCCGGCCGGGGACATGGCCGGCTGCTGGCGGCTGCGCAGAGCGCCTTGCGGCGGGCCTTGGGGGGCCATACCCTGCGGAGGCATGCCTGGGGGCGGGCCTTGCGGCGGCATGCCCTGCGGCGCACCTTGGGGCATCCCTTGAGGCGGCGCACCGCGGAACTGTCGCTGCTGGTTCATGCTCAACCCCTTTTCGCGCGGGTCTTGCCGCGTTGTGCGCAGCCGTCGATGCTGCCGCCGGCGGCGAAGCCCCGGTTGCTCAACCGCATGCTGTCCTGAATGGCCTTGATGTGATCGGCTTCAGCTTTCTTCGCGGCCAGCATGCGCCTGCGCTCGGGTGACATGGCGCTGGCGATGGCCTCGGCCGCCGTGGCGCGCTGGGTGTCTTCCGCTGCAGCGGCCTGCTTAGCGGCCATCATCTGTTTGCGCTCGGGCGACATGGCACTGGCGATGGCCTCGGCCGCCGCGGCGCGCTGGGGCTCGATCGGCGGCGTCTGGGGCGCTTGGCGCGGCGCGGTGCGGCCCTCGTTGCTGTAGGACGCCTGCGGCGCTGCGCGGCGTTGTACGGCGGCCGGCGGCGCTTGGCGGCGTTGTACGGCGGCCGGCGGCGCTTGGCGGCGTACGGGCGGCAGCTGCGTGACCTCGGCCGGCGGCGGCTCGCGGACGGGGCTCGTCACCGCGCCTTCGGGTTCTGCCTCGGCTGCAGCAGCAGCTGCCATGCGCGCACGCACGGCCTCCATCGCACGCTCGCGCGTCGGGTCATCGATGCCCTTGTTCTCGCCTTCGGTGACGCCACCACCCACGGCGAACTTCTTGCCGGCGGGAAGCCCGTGC